GCATTGTAGCAAAATTATTTATTAAATAATTTTACCCTATCATAAATCAATCAGTAATTTTGCAGAATGCGGCAATTGCGGGGCATCAAGGTCGGCAATTTGCCAATATTGGGAATGATTGGGAAATTGGATTGTATAATAAATTCCCCGAATAATCGCCACATTATTGCAAAATTATTTATTAAATAATTTTACCCTATCATAAATCAATCAGTAATTTTGCAGAATGCGGCAATTGCGGGGCTGCAGGAGCATGGGGGGGTAAGGGGGGAACGGCAGTTCCCCCCAAAAATTGATTTTTTTTAATGGTAAACATCAATATTTTACACCAAAAAATGAATGATAATACAAATAGTTATCTAAATAATTTATACACTTGTTTAAATAATGATCAGTCTTATACAGCATATTCAACATCCATTCAATCACAATCATCATATTCAAGTTCGGTAACAAGCAATTCTGTTTATGATAAATTGTTGCATGATTTTAGAAATTATTCATAGAAATTCGACCCTGGAGGGTCATCAGAACTTACTGATAGAAAACATTTTTTTATTCGGGAACGTGAACCACAAAAAACATTTAAAATTCCCGTAATACATGCTTTCAATATATTTACAATGAATACTTGTATCTAAACATTTGAATCAGACAATATTCCATTTTTTCTTGATCAGTATACCATTACATAAATGTCGCTATTTCATAAATATTTGCATGATAAGCAAACTACCATCTTTTTTTGAAAAAATATTCAAAAAATATCCTCCAAAAAATCTTAAAAATTGCGGATCATAAAAACTCATTTTTACGACCATGTCGACCATGGAATACCCCCATGCGGGAGCTTTTATAAATATTCAAATTACCATAAATGCTAACTAATATTTTGAACCTATTGTAAAAACGTTGCTCAAAAAAATGGTCCCCTTACCATACCATTACCATAACACTTTTTAAATCAAGTTCTAAAAATGGAAAAGTCATGGTAATACGTTACCACGACCTTTCAGCTTGTTGACGACCTTCTTCCCCCCCTCTTTACGAATGACCTTTATTTATTACCATAAGTGTTTACCCATTTTTAGTAAAAATATGGTAATATACTACCATTCCAAAAAGTTATATTTTCAGCATTTCGACTTTTTCATGTTTTTTAAAAAATCAGTTTACCATACCATTTTTTTCCGTATTTTTTTTATAAAATATATGGTATTATTGCCATCATACTACTTCCAACCTATCGGTTTTTATGGTATTGTTTTTGAAAGTCCTAGCAGTAGATCCACTTTATCAGTATTTTTCACTTTCTAGCATGATGTCTGATCAATAGCTCTGATCTACCATATGGTAATAAAAAGTCTTCAAAAAAAAGTCGTGTACCATTATATTTTACTACCATACATTACCATAAAAAAAATGAAATTAAACAAAAAACGATGATTATATTCCCATTTTTTATTTTTCATATATTATTTTTTATATTTTTTATCTGATATGTTTATGATGTTTTTTTAAAATAATATAATAAAATAAAAATAATTACTGATGACTGATGGCTAATAAATAGTCAAAATAAAAATGTGTTTAGTTCAGTTTATACTACAAAAATTGGAAAAAAATCTTTTTTTCAAAATCCTACCACCTATTGAAAATCGAAGAAAAAAATCAATGGCTGAAAAATGACATGGTAATTGCTCATGGTAATATCGGAATTCTAGGGTCGTTTTTAATTTACCATAATGTGGTAGTGTTTTTGGATCAAAAATATTGCATAAAATCCATATTTTATTAATCCCATATCCTATCGACACTGAATTTTTTATATCATTAATGCTAGTATATTCGAGTTATGTTTTATATACACTACTGCATAAATCACGCTATTATATTTTTGACCCATGGCGGACAGTTACTACCACTTGAATGTGTATTTTGCGCTCAAATCTATTATTCACGAATACCATAAATGGTATTTGAAATTATATATTTTACCATGATAGTAAAAAACGACTACCATACCTCTTTTTTTCATCATTTTTTCTGCATTTTTTTTCATGAAAAATGTGCCAAAAAGGTGCCATTTTTGGACCCCCATTTTTTGGAGAAGTTTATGCATTTTTGGCTTTTTCTTACCGCCCTACGACCATACTTCCTTTTGGATTTTTTTGCAAAAATGGTAATTTACCAACATTATGGTAGTGTTCTGATGACATTGACCAACTAAATCCATCATTCATCAATCATAAATGATGGTTTTTTCTAAATATTTAAAAGTGCTGTTTTTATCAAAAAACGCGTAAAAAGGCTTTTTTATCACAATTTCGACCCTAGTGTTTTTTTCTAGATTTTTCGACATTTTATCATAAAATGGATGATCATTTTTTAAAAAAATGTCGAAAAAATGTGAAAAAATGATTTTTAAAAAATCCTAAAAAATCATTTTTCTGATTTTTACAAGATTTTTATTAAATATTAATAAGTTTTATCAATATTTATCAGAATGTTTTTGGACTTTTTTTAAAGGAAAAATCATTGTTGAAAATAGCAAAAATGACCCAAAATGAAAAAATCGGCATCCAGTGAATTATAGGAAAATTATTTTTTGTTGGATGGATAATATATGATCTTTTTAGAATTTATTTCAGAAATATTTTCATCAATAATTCAGAGTTTAAAAAAATTTTATATAATTTTTGCAAAAATGATCCAATATGACAAAAATTGCATTCATTAATTTCACATAATTTTTATTTTTGTCTATCAGTAGAAGTCTGCTCTTTGTGTAAATTATTCCCTTCTTCATTTCATTAATAATTTTCTTCGTTTTTTCATAACTTGTAAGTTTTGGTTGGCAAAATAACTTCATACAATTCACGGTTTTCTTACTGAAAAAATGCTTCGCAAATTCTTTGTAAGCCATTTTTAGACCATCTAGTTGTTTGTCCGTTATTTTACGAAGAGATTGTAAATTCTGAATAATTTTTTTCCTATGTTTCTCCAATCTTGAATAGTAAATTATTGAATCATTTATACAATTATTTACTATTCCACATTTAACCATTTCATTATTCATATTATTAATAATAGAATATAATATTTTTACTGTTATAAATATTTTTAAAACGTTTTTTAACTATATTTTTTGAAAAAAAACTATTAGTGTTTTTATTGGTATTCGTTAATAAAATTACTTTATTTGGCGATAGTAAGATCTTCACTTCCATTGCAATGTTTTCAGGTGTTAAAAATTCCCGCATTAATTTTTTATTTATAGTGTATTTCATATCATTTTTTTCTAAAGACAATAAATTCTTCCCCTCCAAAAACCATAGTATATCATCCGCATTATTCTTCCAATCATCCCCAAATACTTCAACTACTTTCTTCTTAAAAACGCTCACATCCGTCTCATCAATTATTTTATCTATAAATATCAAATAGCGTTTATACAAATCCTTGTCCTTCAATAATTTCAGCATAAATGCAAAATCCCAGCTGTGTTTATTAATTGATGGTATAAATGGTTTCTTTAAAGCACCATACATCATAAATACAATATCACTATCTTTATTCTTCTCAAATAAAGCATCCACTAATCCGCAAAGAACATCATACGCCCTGCTTGATTTGAACTTTGCCGTTTTCAGCCCCAAAACATTCTTTATTTTCTGAATAAAAAGATCACTCACGGAATACTTCCAGCCCTGAAGCATTACCTGCTGCAAAGTGGTAATCCATTCCTTGTCCTCATACACAAAATCTTTCACAGTGGTAGTCGTGCTATTTGCGGCAATTAATATAATAATTTGTAGCAGAGATAGTAAATGAATCGTCGGGAAATGGTCAAAAATGCGGATTTCTACGCCATTTGGAATCGTCATTTTCGCACCTGAAACTCGATTTTTTGGTTTATTTGGCGTAGGAGGTCCAAATGTGCGAATATTGCTACTAAATGATGAAACAGCTTGATCCTCCTTTAATTCAGGATTTCTTGGAATACATTGGTCCACAATTTCTGATTCATCAAATTGAAAATTCTTTCTCCAATACGGCAAAATATCCGCGTATCGACCAACCCCAGTAGTCTTCTTTCTCATGTCCGAACCGGCGAAATTACCCCAGCCCACTCTTGCCACTCGGAAACTTCCGCGAATCTTCTTCTTCTTCGTCCCCATTGCCTCTTGATCACAAGAAAAATAGGCGGCTAATAGTAGGGGTTCCATCCATTGGAACATTGCGCCAAAATTGTAGTGCAGATCACGAAATTTTTCTTGGTCTCTCTCAGTATACACCTCCTTTTTCTCAAATGGGAGAGTAATAGTATAATGGAAACTTCCAACATAATCCCGGTAAATTTTGTCCCTCAATTCCGCGCTATCGCCTTTATAGTTCTTACGCAGTCGTATATTAGAACACATGCCAAATGGATACTGAATTAATTTAAATTTATTTTTAATAAAATTATATACTCCTGGGTCTTTCTCCATAATTTTCTCAAAAATCGCCTCTTTTTCCATAAGTTGTAAATAATAATTTTCAATTGTTTTAGGATCCTCCATATTGGAAAAAGGATCTCCTGTAATAAATTCCGGCATAAAAGCTGGGATTCTCTCCAGAATTACTTTACCCATACATTTCCGCCCTGTTTTCTCATAAACAACAGTGGACAACAATTTTTTCTCAGATTCCGTTATGATTTTCGATGTTTTCGGTAAATTTTGCGCCGGTTTTAGTGATTTAAATAAGACTATTTCACTCGCCGGATATTTTTTATCAGTTTCGGCACTTATCGGCAAATAAAAATACTGAACCTCATGTTCTAAACCCATTCCCCATGTCATATTCTTCAATCGAAGCTCTTTCGCCGAATATTTCTTCTGTTCAGCAATTATATTACGCAATGAAATACCCACATTAGAATCCCGATTCTTCCTGCTGTTCTCATTATTATTACTATTTGTCTCTTCAGCGCGCCCACCTTTCTTAATTCTCATGAAATAAGAAAGATAAAAATATTTACGATGTTTTTTTCACCTGGAATTGGGATAATTTCTTCTTCTTTGAGTGTGAATTATTATAATCCTGCATAAATTTTGCGTTTCCTTCGTCATCGTCATCGTCGCTATCACAAATCATACGGCTAGCCTGTTGCCACAAAATTTCCGCCCCTAATTTAAAATCTGGATGTGACTCTGCCTTATACCAAAACACCTGTTCATCCAATCTGTTGGATTTTGCATTATTATTTATGACTAAACATTCATAATTCTCCGTACACTGGTCCATAACATTGCAAAAAAAGTCGTAATTGGGAAACATACCACAATAATGCTCATAAAGTCTTTTACGATTACTATGGTATGGCTCACGCAAAACGAAAACATAATCAACATTTGTCCGTAAATTTGGCGGAATACCCAAAGAGTATTGACTTGTTATGATGAAAAAAGCCTTCAGATGCCTCCCGTTCATGAATAGAGACCTCACATTCTTGTCCTTTACCCATGAATTATCATATAAGCAGTCATCTAAAATCAAGAACGCCCTTGGGTCCACATCTTGATACTCTAGGTCACCCATTACCTTTCTATTTACTATTTTCTTCTGCCTCTTGCAAAAATTATCGATAACTCCTGGAGTATATTCGTCATGAATGAAAATAGGGGGGATAGTTTTGCTGTAGAATTGATTTGCACCCTCTGTGCCACTTATTACTGTCCCAACAGGCAAATCTTTATGATGCCAGAGCAGATCTCTTACTAAAAATGATTTGCCAGTATCTCGCTTCCCTATAAAAATAACTACTTTGTCGTCTTTAATTGAGCTCATATTAAATTTTTTCAATTTTAAATTCATTTATGGATAATAATATATAATATTTTTTTTTAGCTCTAAATATTTATTGCAGAAATATTGTATAAAAATATGCGGTTGGGTCAATGGATTGTTTTTTAGCATCTTTCCTGGAAAAAATATTACCAATCGGGCTCATCTGCATGGCAGCGTTTGAGCCCTTTTACTTTTTCTACGACTGTTGCGGCTGCCGCCTTCACATCTGGAACTACATGATTTTCAATTTCATCTATTTCAACAGCACCCCCTTTGTGATCTACCACAGTGGATGTAGAGGCAGAAGAGGAAAACCGGAGATCCCGATTATAAAAAAGCCAAGCCATTCCGCCACTTGCCAATAGTCCCGCCATAAATAATTTTAGATATACACTAAATCCACTCTTATCTTCCTTTTTACAAAATAATTTATCATGTATGAAGAGAAAGAGGCACAGTAGTAATCCAACAATAACTCCAAAAATAATGGGGTTCTTCCAATTTATTGCCATTTCTTAAATGACAATAAGTAAAAAAAATGTAGTTATAAACGAATAATTTTAGTTTTGGGCGATCAGGCGTCGTTTCATTGCTCCGCCAATCCTAGAGATTGCGATCTTTTTATCATAATTTTCTAAGGTAAAGAAGAACTTTGAGTTCGACTGAGACAAAAATGTGCCGACGCTTTTGCAATCTTTAAGTTTAATTTCTGCACGGCAATTAGAACAATTGCTAATCTTGGCAAAGCAGGTTTCGCAAATAATATGTCCACATGGTTGAACCATTCCGATTGAAAGTGTATCAAGACATTCCAAACAGATTGGACAATCGTAGCAAGACAAATCTTTGACAAATTTTTGGAGACTTTTGTGAACAATTGCCGCACGTCGAACTTTTGCAAACCTTGAGAGGGTTGATGCTGCCTTTAATAGTTCAATTCTCGCATTTGCTTCTTGCCGTTCAAATAGTGCTATCAGTAGAAATTGAATGATGCTTCTAGCATAAATCTTTTGGAGCCTTTTGTGAATAATTGCCGCACGTCGAACTTTTGCAAACCTTGAGAGGGTTGATGCTGCCTTTAATAGTTCAATTCTCTTGTCTACTTGCTGTCTTTCAAATAGTGCAATCAAGCGAGATTGAATAATGCTGCCAGCCCGAATTTTTTGGTATTCCAGGACATGATTGTGTCTGTTCAAAACCTTAAAAATCACACATCCTGCTTTGATTTGCTGGATATAACGGTATGCGTCTAGCCTTACAAAGAATTTTTCTTGGATAAAAAACCGCTTGACTGCAGAAATGATCAAAAACTTAGAATGCTTCACATGCAAAATTGGAGTGACAAATTGAAGGACTCGCTTCTTGATGAACATTGCAGCAATAAGCCGCTTCAAGTAAAATTGCCACAACGATCTGCGAGCCATTTTTTGAATCTTGACAACTGCTTCTGTGATTTTCACCTCATATAGTTTCCACAGTTTCCAACGAATTGATGCAGCAAGGACGCGCTGAGATGAAACTGGTCCATATTGACTCTTGACGTGCGAACGATAGCAAATTTCCAGAAGATCACTTGTGGGAACGGACTCCCATTTCAGTGCAGCTCTGAAAAACATATCATTCGATTTGAACAATCTTGGATGATCCCTAAAAGGGAACGCCATTTGTCCTGGTTGAACAATTCTGGTCATCATGTCATTGAATGACTCATGACTTTGTATAGGCTGTGAATGGTGATGTCGAATATACCAGTATATAATCCAGGTTTTGTTTTCATGAAATATACCTGCCTTACGAAGAGCTTCGTATAATTTGAAAGTCATGGTATACATCAAGTCTAACCAAAAACTCTCCTTAGTCGCTTCTCTGATAATAAACCGAGAAAGAATTTCAAGGTCAGATTTGAAATCCGAGAAAAAATTGGGCTTTTCCTGCAGAAGGCGTCTGATTGGTTCAGAATACTTTTCATTCTGGTATGTGTTATACGATTCCAATCTTCTCTTCATTTGCATTCGTGTTTCTTCATGACCACTCATGCCATGCTTCCTCTTCATCATTTCAAGCATATCATCTAACGAAAAATGAAAAAGATAGGTCAACTCGCAATTTGGTGCAGGAGGAAAACGACGGCGTTGCTCAATTCGCACCATCATCATGCCTTTCAGCATAAAATCTCTGCCATTTTGAGAATTGAAACGCTCATAATAACCAACGGGGTGATGAATTGCTTCGCACATGACTGCAAAAAAAGCCTCATACTGGCAGTGTTCTTCACATGTTCTGATCAGAATACTTCGAAAAACTTTTAAGCGAACTCCATATTTTTTGATCGCTAAAAGGACATTTCCATATAAAATGGGTCTTCGAGAATACCCATATCCTACGATATCTGGATGAGAAATTTCTGCAAAAAGCTCATGAAATAAAACGCAAGCGTCTTCAAAATTTCTAGGAGTTTTTGGGAAATGTAGTGAACATAATCGTTGTGAAAGATCACTCGCAAGAAGTGTTCGGTTGTGTCGATCTGGCAAAAGATCCACCAAAAGCTTTCTCAGTTCTTGCGCAGCTTGCTGCGTGGAGGTACTCATGACTTATTTTTCTAGAATAGCCAGACTATTTCAAAAAAAAAAACATAAGAGTTTACCATCAATTTTTTATAATTCTTCCTCATATTTTGGTCCCTCTTTCATAAAATTGGGCTTCGATTTATGGTGATGGTGGTGGTGATGTTTTGAACTAGGAACTACTATTTTGACATCATCTTGTGCCAATTCCGTATCAGTGCTCATATCCACAACTTGTTGTCTTTCACGAATTTCTTTTGAATGACTCTTTGAAGAAGCCCTGCTAACAACTGAGGCTTCTTTATCAGATTGTTGCTGCTGGACCTCTTCTTTTTTTTCTTCCATTTCTTGGTGAACTTCCACAGGTAGCTCATCTGAGACAATTTCTTGAGCTTGAACTTCTGTTTCAGTCTCTGTTTCAGCCTGAACTTCAGTTTCAGCTTGAACTTCAGATTCTGTTTCTTCTTCTGCCTCTTCTTCTGACTCCACCTGTGTCTGAGTCTCCGTCATTGTCGGAGTCCTCGCAGCCATAAATGACTCCCTGTTTTTACCCAGGAATTTCATAAATGATTTCGCCTCAAAATGTGGGTTAGACATGCTATTTTCCGTGTCTTCTTCGTGATCCGCCGGAATTTTGCCAATGTATGCCCGAATAATTTGCTTATAAGGCAAAGATTCGCTAATAGATTCCAATATTCCCTTCTCAATAATTTTCTTAATATCCCGGACATTTTTACTTCGCTCCAATACACTTACACTCTCCCTATCGAACAAAATAACAACATCCGAACTGTAGAGCTCTCTTGAGCATTCTTTGTAACATTTATGTATAAAGTCCTTAAGAGCGATGTATTCATGTTCTATGTCATTTCGAGGATTTTTGCTCCGAATCACCGACAGAACCTTTATATTGGAGAAAATCACTGCCCACAGTAATTCATCTAAATATTTACATTTAGATTTTTGCACGATTCTATCATATTCCTGATCAATCAAATCATTATTCCATTTTGGAATCTTTTTAAGATAATCCTGGAATATTTGGAGTTCACTGTAGTCGTCATATCGGGGATCTCTTGTTTCATCCTTAAATTTACAGGCATCATCATATAAGCTATTAAATCCCTCAAATATGAGTGGCACTAAAGATGTAGTCAAACGCTTTGTATATTCATTTTTAGCTTCTAAATAAATATTTATGCTTGGTTCTTCCATAGCTTTGAAAACGAAAATAAAATGCAAAATTTTACACAAAAAAATCTTTGATTTTTTTACACTAAAAATCTTTGATTTTTACACAAAAAAATCAAAGATTTTTACACAAAAAATCAAAGATTTTTTACTTAATTCTAAATAAATATTTTCTTAATTAATTTAAAATGAGTGAATTTAATAATGTTGGAAGCTCAATGTTTTCTTCGCAACCAAATGAAAATGCACAAAATATTTCCGGAATTCCCAAAAATATGAAGATAACTTCTTGGATACTTTTTTTCATTTCAATTATTTTTTCAGTTCTGCTGATTTGATACCCTCAAGTGTAGAAGTAGAAGTAGTGCTAGAAGGAGGAACACCATTTGTTGGAGATTTGTATAATATTATTTCCTCTACTTTATCACCTACTAAAATTAGCTTTCGCACTGGATACTGATTACATGTGTAAACCACCATATTATATTTATAATATTATAATAGATTATAAATAAAAATGGAGAATATATTAAGCTTGTGTTGTAATAATGCACACGAAAGTTCCAGAAAATCTAAGTCTTCAATTTTCCCAGAAGAGGGGATTATCGCAATAATATTCCAAAATATAGCCTACACTCCAAACTCCAATTATCGCAAATGGTTTTTCAATACGTATAAAATAAAATCCACTGAAACCATAAAAAGAGATCGCTGCTATAGCCTTCATGAAGAAATAGATTATGACACTTGTCTTACAGAACGAAATTTACAAAAAAATGGATCCCTGGATTCACTCTTGGAAGAAATGTATTTATGCAAAGAACCACTTGATATTTATTATATTCCATTTCCACACCAATTGCTACCATTATTTGAAAAACATATAGAATATTTCGACAATAACATTCTTTCAGTAAAAATACCTCATGGGAAAATAAAGTTCTTCGAAAAAAATAATATTTTTTTCATAACTTTCTTATTCGATAAAACAATTGAATTTTCACCTGTAAAGAATATTCAATATCAAGTTGGCAAAAAAATAATATATATTGACGAAATTACAAATTCAATTATTCTCGGAGTCCTTAATATACCACAAATTTATGATATACTTAAGAAAATGATGATGTCCGAGAAAACAATTATTTCTGCGCATTCCAAAAATTGCGTATTTACCGATCTTATTATTTATGAATTTAGTGAACGCATGAAAACTGACCTCATTTATTTTGCGATCACCCCAGTTCTAGAGAATAGCCCAATATTATACAAAAAAATAAATAAGAAACTTACTTATTATCTCATTCACCACGAAAACCCCAATAATATATCCAGTAATTTTATAAAAATATATTCACCACTTGGTCGATTATGTGGTCTATGTCAAAATCCGCCAAATTACCGAAAAAATCTAAAAAATATTACACTGGAAATACTACATGATTTTATCTATACTAGTAACATAATACTGTAATTTCTCATTTCTTCGCGCATCTTTCATTTGCTGATTCTGTAATTCCGCAATTTCCTTCGTAATTTCTCCAAGTAGTATTTTCTCTTGTTGCACTTTATTGGGCATATTATCTTCTCTTTCGTAGAACTTATCCTCCATCATCAGTATCCATCTTTTATCCGCCCCTAATAACATAACTCGAGTGTCCTTACCTTTTGTCAAACTAATATCAAATCGCAGGACATACCTTTGATTCACCCCTTGTATAAAATATACAATCGATTTGTAATTATTTGCACTATTTTCATAAAGTAATGTCGCCATTTTAGCCTTTTTTATAATAATTTTTTTAAGTCGAGAAACATGCAATTGTCCTCCTTAAACCATCTTCAAACTCTATTTCAGGCACATATCCCAACATTAACTCTGCCTTCTTAATTGATGCATTACTATGTGGAATATCACCTTTGCGATTGGGCTGGTAATTTGGCGTAATATTTGCACCCATTATTCCACATATTTTGTAGAAAATTTCATTAATTGTTATTCGCCCTCCCGCCCCAATATTAAAAATCTCCCCAAAACATTCCGAGTTAGTAGTTGTTAGCGCTAAATAATTTGCGCTGACAACATTTTTCACATATGTAAAGTCCCTGGAGAAAGAACCGTCGCCAAATATTGTCGGACTCTCCCTATTTTTCACGGAGTTTATGAATTTTGGAATAACTGCTGCATACTCACCATTGGGATTCTGTTTTTCACCGAATACATTAAAATATCGCAATCCAATAATTTCCATCCCATAGCATTTATGGAAAACATTGGCGTATATCTCGTTTATTTTCTTAGTCGCTGCATAGGGAGATAACACATCGCCAGTATTCTGCTCAATTTTTGGTAAAGATTCGCTGTCACCATAGACAGATGATGATGAAGCATATACAAATCGCCGACAGCCATTTTCTTTCGCCGCTATTAACAAATTAAAAAAACCGTTAACATTATTTTTATGATAGAAAAATGGGTCATTAATGGATCTAGGGACAGAACCAGTCGCTGCCTGATGACAAATTGCATCAATATTTTTAGTTATATTCCGGCAAACATCTATATCTTTCAAATCAGCTTCTATGAATTCTAGATTTGAATGTTTTTCTAAAAGATATTGTATATTCTTAATAAATCCAGATGATAAATTGTCTATAATTGTTATTGATTCGAACAATTTATTTTCTAAAAAATATTCAGCGATATTTGATCCAATAAATCCACATCCACCTGTTATTAACAATTTCATATTGAATATAAAATTATTATATTTTTTTATTAATTAAAAAACTTATTCTTTGCCCTGATCTTCGCATTCTTCTTCGCCTTCTTCTTCGCCTTCTTCTTCGCCTTCTTCTTCGCCTTCTTCTTCGCCTTCTTCTTCGCCTTCTTCGCCCATTCCACCCATTCCACCCATCATTTTTTGTAACATATTCATATCCATGCCACCTCCCATACTCATATCCATTCCGCCTCCCATGCCGCCCATATTTATATTTTTAATATCTTCTTCATCATCACTATTTTCCCATTTATCCCAATTTATTTTTATATTATTTTTGTAGATTCCTCTTTTTTTTGTCAAAAAATCCCATTTTACGCCATCTTCCTTTTTCTGTAATCTAATAATAATTTTTTTGTCATTTCTAATTGAAACAATATGCCCACTAACCTCTTCTTCTAATTCAAAATCAATTAAATATTTTTTATTCGAAGAAAAACATTCGTAATGAAAAACATTATTTTCAGTTCTTAAAATTTCATTTGAGATATTTGATAAATTAATCTCAATTTCAATATCTTCATAAGTTTGAGACCATAGCAAAGTAGGTGTAAATTCCATTATTTTTTAACAAGAAACTTATTTTTTGTTTTTAACGAGAAACTTTTTTCTTGTTAAAAGCTAATGTCTGGAAAAATAAAAATTATATTTATCAGTCATAATTTTCATTTTTTAAATAATATCATTAATAATTTGGATAGAAATAAATATGAAATAACAACACGTGAAATTTTAAAAATTAAATATACTTCAGAATTATTGAAAATTATAGGAGATAATCAAATTGTCTGGGTTGAATGGTTAGTAACCCAAGCATGTTTATTATCTCAAATCCAAAATAAAAAATTCAAATTAATTTGTAGATTACATAGCTTTGAATATTTTTATAATGATAATATATATATTAAATCTACAAATTTTCTAAATGTAGATAAGCTTATTTTAGTAAATGACTGGTTTAAATATAAATTAATACAAAATTTTAATATTCCAGAATCAAAAATAATAACAATTCCGATTCTTTTTACTGAATATTCTAATAAAAATATAGATAACCGTCAAAAAAATTTAGGAATGGTTGGCATAAATTCTTTAACAAATAAAGGAATTGATAAAATACTCGATATATTTGAAAAAATATATCAAATTGACCCATCTTATAAATTACATATCAAAGGTGGTGAAATTAAAAAATACAGTAAAAATCCATTTCTTTCTAATAGTGAATCACTTGCTCTTTATAATTCCACAATTAAAAAAATAGATATTTTTAAAGATAAATATCCGGAACATATTATTTTTCACCAACATACTAATAATGGCGGCGAAGATATGGAAACATTTTATAACCAAATTGGATTCTTATTATGTGCATCTATCTATGAATCTTTCCATTGTTCAATCATGGAAGCAGGTAGTTCAGGTTGTATCCCAATAATTTATGATCATTTCCAAAAAGATGTTCCGAAAACTCCAGAAGAATATGTATTATATAAATTTAAAAATGAAGATGATATCGTAAAATTTATTATTAATATTCAAGATTATCAAGATAAATCATTAAAAACTCAACAATTTTATAAATTATTAAATAAAAATTGTATGGTAAATTATGATAAATTAATAAAATCAATATAAAAAGAATATAAAAATTATAATATTATATTATAGAATGATTCCGAAAATTTTTTTTACTTATTGGGAAGGTGAACAGTTATCTGAATTACATTATTTAACAATTTATTCTTTATATAAATATAATCCTGATCTAGATATTATTATATATACAGATGAAATCCCAAAAAATATTTTGCGAGAATGGAATACACCTGAACATTCAATTGATATACAAAAAAAAGTTCTATTATCAAAACTTGTAGAAGTTAACCCTACTAAAATACGCCTAATACCAATAAATTTTCAAAAAGATTATGATTTTGATAATAATATTTCTATTATTTTTAAAGCAGATTTTACAAGAATCGCAAAATTATATGAACATGGAGGAATATGGTTTGATATGGATATATTATTTGTAAAACCAATCCCAGATTTCTTTTTTCAAGAAAAAGTAGATTCATTTATTTTTATTTATAAAAAAGTAATACTAACCGGATTTCTAGCGAGTATTCCAAAAACAAGGTATTTAGAAAAATTATATAAAGGGTCCTTAGAAATTATAAAAAATAAAAACTTAAATAATTATCAAAAAATTGGTCCAATTATTTGGATTGAAGAATATAAAAAATTAGATGAAAATAAAAATATAAAAATTTTAGATAATATTTTTGTTTATCCATTTCTTTGTAAAAAAATAGATTATTTATTTAAAAAACAAAATATTATAATTCCAGAAAATACATTTGGAATACATTGGTATAATGGTGCAATACAAACCAAAAAATTTATTAATAATTTCGATGTAGATAATATAAACCCAAATAATTCATTAGTTGAAAAAATAATTTATAATATTAAGAGTGATAATATAAGTCAAGATGTTCAAGATGTTATAATTGAATTTTTAAATTCAAATAATTTAGAAAAAATACAAGATGAATATTATAATAAAATATTGAATATAAATAATAATATTACAGTTATATTTATAATTCCAGCAAAATTATTAAAAACAAGAGTATTTACATTTTATAAATGTTGGAGAAATGGATATTGTTTAAATGATTCAACCATAAAAATTCCAAAAAATATAAAAAAAATCATTTTGAAAAAGATATAAAAATATTACACATTATTATTATGTTAAAGAAATATACCATTTATGGCGAAAGATGTAGTGGAACAACATATTTGGAACAAATAATAAATCTAAATTTTGACATTGAAATAACCTGGTCATATGGATGGAAACATTTTTTTGGATTTAATGATTTATCAAATACAGATGATGTCTTATTTATTGGAATTGTAAGGAATTTGTGTGATTGGGTAAATTCATTGTATAGAGAAAAATACCATCTAAAACCAGAAATAACAAAAAACACTAATTCATTTTTTAATAATACTTTCTACTCATTTTATGATAGTAATACTGAAATTATGGAAGATCGAAATATAGAAACAAACAAAAGATACAAAAATATTTTTGAATTAAGACACATTAAAAATAAATTTTTAATTGAAACTATGCCAAAATTAGTTAAAAATTATTTGATAATTACTTATGATGAATTATTAGATAATTTTTCAGGTATTATGGAAAAAATTAAAAATTGTGGTTTAATAGTTAGAAGTAATATAGATTTCCCCTTAAATATAAATTATTATAAATCAAATCCAAATAAAATTTTTATAAAGAAAAAAAATGAAATACAAGATGAAATTATAATAAATAAAGCAAACCTATTTTATGAAAAAATATTATTTCCAAATTTGTATAACATAATTATTGAATTAAAATTTATACAAAAAGATATAATAAATGATTCAATAATGTTATATATTATTAAAAATAAATTAGAAGAAATTCAGGATAAATTTTACAATAAGATATTGAATATTAATAAAAATGTTATTGTTAAATTTATAATTCCATCAAAATTATTAAAAACAAGAGTATTTACATTTTATAAATGTTGGAGGAATGGATATTGTTTAAATGACTCAACCATAAAAATTCCTAAAAATATTGTAAAAGTTATTTTGAAAAAAGTATAAAAATATTATATTTTATATTATTATGTTCCAAAATAAGAAAATTCTATTATTTGGTGGTTCTGGTTCACTAGGCAATAAATTTATTGAAAAACATATTTCAAATAATCAAATTACAAATTATTCCAGAGATGAATGCAAACATTGGAGTATGAGTCTCAAATATAAAACCGATAATTTAAAGTTTATTATTGGAGATATCCGCGATTATCAAAATGTAGCCAATGCAATTTTACGAGAGCAGCCACATATTATTATTATTATGGCTGCTCTTAAACATATAGATAGATGCGAATATGCAATTGATGAATGTATTAAAACAAATTCGATGGGTCCAATTAATGTTGTAAATGCAGTGGAAAAAAATAATGATAGGCTTAATAATTTAGAAGTAATTGTGATGGTTAGTACAGATAAAGCTTGTGAGCCAACCAATGTATATGGGATGGCAAAAGCATTGGCAGAAAGCGCAATTGTAGAAAAATCACTTTATGTTCCAAATCGAAAATTTGTGAATATTCGCTACGGCAATGTTCTGAATTCACGTGGTAGTATTATCCCAATATTGCATGAAAAAGGGAATGATCCTGATGTCAAAGAATTTACATTGACCCATGAAGATATGACCCGTTTTGTTATGACATTGGAGCAAAGTGTAGAACTTATTGAATATGCCGCAGAATTTGGGGAATCAGGGGATACAGTTATCCCAAAATTAATTTCTCTTAAGTTATTCGATTTAATGCAGATTTTTTCAGAAAAATACAATAAGCCAGTGAAAGTCACCGGATTACGCCCCGGAGAGAAAATGTTGGAGTCACTAATATCAGAAACTCAGGCGATGCGCTTGATTAAAAAAGATAATGGATATATGCATATTAAACCACCTTATCAGAACTTATTGGTTCTGGATGATGTGCATAATTATAATAGTAAAATAAACCCACTTTCAAAAGAGGAGTTATTTGAATATTTGAATCGATTAGAATTATTATAATATTTTATTCATATTACATATGAATAAAAAAATTGGATTATTTATAAAAACCTATTCAAATGAACAAACTACAAATATACGTATTGATATTCTAGAAGAATTATTTATATCAGTAAAAGATAATGTTGATTCAAATATAATAAAAATACTAATAGTAGATCAATGTAAAAATAATTATCATAAAGAAATAATTGATAAATATTCAAATATTTTTAATGAAATTATTTATAATAAGTCTAATAAAGGGATAAGTTCTTGTCAGAACATTGGTATTCGTCATCTAATTTATAAATATGATATAGATATTGGATTTGGATGTGATGATGACATTATAATACATAAAAATGGTTTAAATAGATATGCAGAAACAATAATCAAAACAGATATCCACCATTTTTGTTATTATCCATATGATGAATATGTTAAAATGAATATTCTAAATCCAAATATAATTATACAAACAATTTATAAAGATAATATTTTAGAATTAAATTCAGGAATATCTGGATGTTTTTTCTCATTTACAAAAGAAATGATTAAAAATATTGGATATTTTCCAAAATTATCCTATATTTATGGATATGAACACGAAATATTTACATATAATTATTTAAAAAAAAAATGTAGCTACGATATTATATCAAGTAATAGTCAAATAAGTAATTCTGAAAAAAATATTGAATTAAACATAAAATCTATAAAAAATACATCATTATCTGATATAAATAAAAATTATTTAAAAAAAAATAAATGTGAAGCAGATATTTATAAAAAAAATTTAGGGCAATATATTCCATATTATGATCATTCCGAATTTATACAAATAATTATTTTTAATGAAGATAAAAATATTGATAATATCATTAATGATATATTAAATAGTTTATATCTTAATTTTATAATAATAATAGTTAATAAAAACAATAATAATATAGATAAATATAGGAATAAATTATATATAAAAATTATTGAATCTAATATAGATAATTTTATTGTTAATAACAATAATAAAACTTATATATTAAATTATAGTAATAGTGATAGTAATATAAATGCTAATACTAATATTCATTTTATAAATAATATTAGTGAAATAAATGAATTTAAAGAAAAAAGGCAAATTTTCAATTTCAATATTCTAATTGATAAAAATACGAATTTGCTTGAAGTTCAACAAAAAATACTTAAATCAAATAAAAATATTTATATTCAGATAGATAAAAAAAGCTTTAATAAAGAAATTAATACATTTATTAGATGTATGAAAAACGGTTATTGCTATAAAAATTCTAGAATAAAAATTCCAAATAAAATTAAAATAGTTTATGTATAATTCAAAAAATCAAGAATATGCATAGTAATTTCTTTACTTGCATTACCATTTCCTAGCCATTCAGTTTCCATTCTTTTATCACCTTCTAACCATGAAAATACTTCATCAAAATTTGTTATATCTTTTTGAATACTTAACTTAAAACTACAATCATTTTCATAGCTTTGGGGTCTCTCTGAGAAATCTCTTGGTACAACTACTGGAGTTTTTAATAAAGCTGGCTCTTCTTGACCAGTGCCACTATCACTTATTATAAATTTTGAATGATATACTTTTGTCAAATATTCCTCATATGGCATCAAGTCAATCATTTCTACTTTTCCTAAATCAATATTATATTCTGATAATTTGTCTTTTAATCTCTTAAAATACAATAATTTCACCGGCAAATTATATTTTTCAATGCATAAATTGGCAAAGTTTACAACATTTTCTAGCCTATCTTTAAAATTGAAGTTCTCTGGTCTGTGAATATCCATGAGAATCATATTATTTTTCTTCACTTCTTTTCTAATTTTATCGTCAAATAATCGGAATGGCTCTACAATTGTATTTCCAACAACAAAAACATTTTTCTTTATATTTTCTAAGAATAATTGCTGCTTATAATCTTCATGATAAACAAATAGAATATCACTACAATGGTCACAAACAGTACGGTTTATCTCTTCCAGCATGCATTTATCATAAGAGCGCATCCCTGCTTCAATATGTCCAATTTTATATCCCGCTTTTTTAAGAGGCAGAGATACAGCAGCTGTATTTGCATCCCCCAAAAAAAGCACCAAATCTGGCTGAATATTATACTTTTCGAATAATTTTGGAATTTCCACAGTTAGATATGCCAATTGTTCAAAATGATTTGATGAATTTTTACCAGATGCAAGCATATGATCTGGAGCACGAATATCTAGTTGTTTAAAGAAAACATCAGATAATTTATTATCATAATGTTGCCCAGTGTGGATTAAAATATGATTAAAATGTTTATCTAATTCTTTAAAAACAAAGCACATTCGGATAAAATCGGGTCGAATTCCAGTAATAGTTACAACTGTTTTTTTCATAATGTAACATCTAAATATATTATTATTTTTCAAAAAAAATTATATTAGGTTTAATCGGTATTTTTTTACTAGAATCTCTATAACAATATCCTTTTTTC